GCTAGGACGATTTGAAAAATTTGAAGAAGCAGTCGCCGCTAGAGAAAAAGCCGAATTAGAATTATACGGATTTACCAAAGACTAGGAGAAACAAATGAAACGGGTTGTACTGGATATTGAAGCTAATGATCTTTTGCAGAATGGTTTGGACTATTCGAAACTGCCGTACCGACTGAAAGACAACTTCAATGTCTGGTGTGTCGTATGTCGGGATATTGATACTGATGAAGTTGCTACATTTGTAGGTGAGGTTGAAATTAAGACAAAGCTTAAACCTTATCTTCAAAATGTTACCGAAGTTATCGGCCATAATATTTCAATGTACGATTTACCTGTACTGAAGCTTTGGATGGGGCTTGAGTATCATATTGGCTATGTAGGAGAAACTTCCACATTATATGGTAGCCCCGTGGTCTTTTGGGACACTCTTGTACTCAGCTATTTACTTTATAGTGATACGGTTATCGGGCACAGTTTGGCGGCTTGGGGTGATCGTTTTGGTAATCCTAAAATTGATTTCCATGATTTCTCCAAGTACTCTGAGGAAATGCTCACGTACTGTATTCAGGATACATCGAGTAACGCCACTTTGTTTTCTAAACAAATGGAAGAATACGAAAGCTATAATTGGAAGACGGCCTATGCCCTTGAAAATAAGCTGGCAGACATCACTTTGTCACAGGAACTTTATGGTTTTAAATTCAACAAAGAGCTTGCTGAGCAATGTGTTGCTGAGCTGACAGAGCGTATGCGAGTTATCGCAGCTAATGTTGATCCCGTAT